GATTGGCATAACGAATATTATGTTAGGAGAGTGAGAGTTGGTAAGAATGAAGCAATTTATTCTTATTTAAAAGATAATCATCCTGAATTAGTTGAAGATGAATATTTTAGACCACATGATACTGCGGTTATCGGAATACCACAAAAAGCACCTGAAGGGTCAATCTTAAGAAACGAATCACCAATTCAATTATTAGAAAGAGTGAAAAAAGTTCAACAAGAATGGATTAAACCAGGACACAGAAGTGGAAATAATGCTCACAACGTATCGGCAACAATCTCAATCAGAGAACATGAATGGCCAGCTGTTGGTGAGTGGATGTGGGAAAATAAAGAATATTATAATGGACTTTCAGTATTACCTTACGATGGTGGAACATATATTCAAGCACCATTTGAAGATTGTACAAAGGACAAGTATGAAGAATTAATGAAAACACTCCATGACGTTGATTTATCAAAAATCGTTGAGATGGATGACGATACTGATTTAAGTGGTGAAGTCGCTTGTGCTGGTGGAGCTTGTGAAGTAACATTGGTATAAGATGGAAAAACAAAATATAAAAAGGGAGAAGCCAAAACTTCTCCCTTCTCATTTTTATGAAGAAAACGGTAGAACCGTTTTTACTGAGGAGTATCATATTCAAAGGGGATATTGTTGTGGTAATGGTTGTAGACATTGTCCCTATGAACCAAAGGCTCAAAAAGGTAACACTTTAATAAAAAAATAATCTAAGTATATTTATCTCATATGGCAGATGGGATAACATATGGTTTGTACTTCCCCTTTAGAAACTCAACTCAGGGGGATTATCTAGCACTTACAGAATTTGAATCTGAAGAAATTAAATCAGATTTGATTCATCTTCTTTTAACAAGAAAGGGTTCAAGATATTTCTTGCCTGATTTTGGTACAAGATTATATGAGTTCATTTTTGAACCTTTTGATGGATTAACATTTGACGCAATACAATCAGATATTAGGGATGCTGTTGCACAATACATGCCAAACTTACTTCTAAACAATATAACAATTACACCATTAGACCCACAGGAGGAATATGATTTAGATACAGGACAAGCTGTTGTCGGAACATCATCATCACCTGTATATAGATTCCCTGGTAAAGGAACGGCAGAATATACCGCTAAAATCAAGATAGATTATTCAAATAACAAAAATACATTCGCTCAAAGTGATTTTGTTATTATCAATATTTAATAGTAATGGCAAATCGTAAAATATCATATACAACCAGAGATTTTGAAGGGATAAGAACCGAACTTCTCAATTATGTAAGAACTTATTATCCTGAATTGATTCAAGACTTCAATGATGCTTCTGTATTCTCAGTTTTTATTGATTTGAATGCGGCGGTAGCGGATAACTTGAATTACCATATTGATAGAAGTGTTCAAGAAACTGTTCTTCAATATGCACAACAAAGGTCATCAATTTATAACATTGCCAGAACTTACGGATTGAAACTTCCAGGACAAAGACCTTCAGTTGCTCTCGTTGATTTTTCAATAACAGTTCCAGCTTTTGGTGATAAGGAAGATGAAAGATATCTCGGAATTTTAACAAGAGGTTCCCAAGTTACAGGTGCGGGAATTGTATTTGAAAACATTTATGATGTAGATTTCTCATCACCATATAATGCTCAAGGATTCCCAAATAGATTAAAAATACCTAACTTCAATGCTAATAACGTATTAGTAAACTATACAATTACCAAGAGAGAGTTAGTTGTTAATGGTATTACAAAAGTTTTCAAAAAAGTTATCACACCAAATGATGTGGTACCATTCTTTGAATTATTTTTACCTGAAAAAAATGTTCTTGGAATTACAAGTGTCCTACTTAAAAGTGGTACAGAATATACAAACATACCAACAGCCGCAGAATTTTTAGGTGTTGCAAATAGATGGTATGAAGTGGATGCCTTAGCGGAAGATAGAGTTTTTGTTGAAGACCCAACAAAAGTATCTGACCAACCAGGAATCAAAGTTGGAAGATATATTCAAACTTCAAACAGATTTATTAGTGAATATACATCAGAAGGATTCAAGAAAATGACTTTTGGTGGTGGAACAAATACAGCCCAAGATGCTCTTGACCAATTCACAACTGTAGGAACAACATTAGATTTACAAAGATATTCAAATAATTTCTCATTAGGTTCAACACTAACACCTAACTCAACATTGTTTATTCAATATAGAGTTGGTGGTGGTTTAGCAACAAACTTGGGAACAAACGTTATTAATCAAATCGGTACAGTTTCATTATATGTTAATGGTCCTTCAGAATTAACAAACTCATCAGTAGTTAATTCATTAAGAGCAAATAACGTAACTGCAGCGGTTGGTGGGGCAGGAGTTCCTTCATTAGAGGAAATTAGAAACTATGTTTCATTCAACTTCTCAGCACAAAAAAGAGCGGTTACGGTTCAGGATTATGAGTCAATCATAAGAAACATGCCATCTGAGTTTGGTGCACCTGCAAAAGTATCTGTAACAGAAAATGATAATAAGATATTAATTCAATTATTATCTTATGATACTTCAGGTAAACTTACAAGTATTGTTTCAAATACTTTAAGACAAAACGTAGCCAACTATTTGTCTAACTATAGAATGATGAACGATTACATTTCAATATTAACTGCTGAAGTTATTGACCTAAGTGTTGAAGTTTCTATTGTTTTAGACTCAGCTCAAAACTCAGGACAAATCATTACAAATGTGATTGATAAAGTATCAACTTATTTTGACCCACAAGTAAGACAACTTGGTCAAAACGTATATCTATCAGAGTTGAGTAGTATTATTCAAAACCAAAATGGTGTTTTAACTGTTGCTGGATTAAGCATATATAATCAAGTTGGTGGACAATATTCATCAGCAGAAACTTCTATGGAATATTCTGACCCTGAAACAAAACAAATTGCACCTGTTGATGACACAATTTTCGCACAACCATCTCAGGTGTATCAAATCAGATATCCAAACAAAGATATTAAAGTTTCGGTTAAGAATTTTCAATCAGTAACATTCTCTTAACACATTTATTTATTATTCATTTGACTTATACTTTAATTGTGTATGTGTGCACCTTTAAAAATAACACATAAACTATTTATAAGAAAAGGTATTGATGGGTCAATCTTACAGAATAAGAACTGAACTTGGTGTTAATAAAGTAATTAATGTAGACTTAGAACAAGACTTTGAATTCTTGGAGATTTTATCTTTGAAAATTCAACAGGCGGACATCTACACAAGAAATTGTGCAAATTATGGAGTTTTGGTTGGAAGAGTAACTGCGAACAATGGGTTAGGTATTCCAAACGCAAGAGTTTCCGTGTTCATTCCAATTGACAGTGTTGATGAATCTAACCCAATCATTTCATCAATCTACCCTTACAAATCGCCAACAGACAAGAACGAGGACGGATACAGATATAATCTGTTACCATACGAAAAATCATATTCAACACACGCAGCTACAGGTACATTACCATCAAGGGCGGATTCTTTAACAGGCTCCACAGCAGTAGAACTATACGACAAGTACTATAAATTCACGGCGAAAACAAATGATAGTGGTGATTACATGATTATGGGTGCTCCATTAGGGGCTCAAACAATTGTCATGGATGTTGATTTATCGGATATCGGAGAATTTTCTTTAACACCGCAAGATTTGATAAGAATGGGGTTAGCAACGGAAGCGCAAGTCGCGGGAGGTAGATTTAGAACATCAAGTGATTTAAATTCATTACCTCAAATTGTAAACCTTGTTAAAATTGTTGAAGTTTCTCCACTATGGGGAGACCCTGATTTATGTCAAATTGCGGTTAACCGACTTGATTTTGATTTAAGGGATGATGCAAATATTAATATTGAACCAACATCCGTTTTCATGGGTTCAATATTTTCATCTGCAGACAATTTCAGATTAAAAAGAGATTGTAGGCCGAGAGACAATATGGGTAATCTATGTGGACTTACCACATCGCCAGGTCAGGTATTAGCAATCAGACAAACAATACAACAAGATTCAGATGGTAATCCAATATTGGAACAATATCAGTTAGAGCAGGCAGGTAATATTATTGATGGTAGTGGAGCGTGGTTGACGGAAGTTCCAATGAATTTGGACTATTATGTGACCAACGAGTTCGGTGAAAAAACTTTATCTAATGACCCCGCAGTAGGTATACCTACCAAGGCAAAATATAGATTTAAAGTAAAATGGCAGCAACCGTCAAGTTTAACAGAACAAACTAGAAGGGCTAATTTTCTCATTCCAAATGTCAGAGAATATGGATGGATAAGTTCAGGTAGTGACCCGAATTATAACACAGGTACATCACCAAGTGATATCACACAACAAAATATATTAAGAAGTTCCTATTATTTTGGTTTGGATTGGAATGGATATGTACCAAGTGGTTTTACAGGTTTTACAAGTGCGGAGAGAATACAGAAGCTGAACGAAATAATTGATTGTCAGGATACTTTTTATGAATTTAAATTTAATAGAGTTTACACCGTATCAAATTTGATTGATGAATACAAGAAAGGGGTTGGAAGAGGAAGATTTCTTGGAATAAAAGAAATTGATGACAATTCATGCGAAAGCACGGTTAACAAATTTCCAACAAATGATGGGTTTAAAAATTTTAATCTTTTATTCTTTGTCTTTTCAATCTTGATGCAAATAATACAAATTTTATCAGTGCCTTTATTAATAGTAATACACGTTGTTGCATTTGTTTGGAATTTGTTGGTTAGATTCAAAGGTTGGTTTATTGCTTTGATGGGTGTTATATCAGGTTATTACCTTTACATGAGTATCAAAAACTTTATTTATGCGGGAAAGGCGACGGCAAAGTCAATAAGTTTTGGTACTGCGGCAGGAGTTGCACTTGCGGGGGGTTTCACAGCGGCGTTATCTCCTGTTTTTACTTTCATAGCCGGACAATTTGCGGCAGATGCTCTTATATTTACAGCAACCGCGTACCAATATTTATTCCAATTCGGTAAGTGGTTGGGGGCACTAGCTTTATTTCTTATTATTTTCAAACTTGTTAAAGGTCAACCGATTAGAGGGTTCAACTTACCAGTATTAACATACCCTGATTGTACTACTTGTGATTGTGGAACAACCAAGGTTGAATCCGAAAGTTCAAGTTCCGAATTAACTACTTTAGTTACTCAATTTTCAAACCCAACCTTATATTATAATGGGATTGAGCAACCTGTAAAACAATTATTTCCCGAAAGCGATGTCCAATCAGTTTCTTTTTCTTTCGCAAACACAATCGCTGGTAACAATGGTACTACAAACAATAATCAGATTTATAAAGTTATGGAGTCAGAAGAAACTTATTTGACTAACGGAAGCACATTATCTGTATATTCAAACTACATACCATTTGGAGAGAGAATAAATAATTTCAATTTAAGACAAAAATATTTTAGTGGAATTAATCGTATAAGCGTATCATTTGATTTGAATTCAACTAAACACTATGACAATACTTTAATATTAATTTATGATGCACCGATAGATTCAGGTACACTTTTAACATTTGTTAATCCTGTAATAACTAATGACATAAATGTGAAGTATACGGGAAATACAGGTGGTTATATTAGGGGAATTAGTGGGACACCATTAAATAGTAGTGTTTCAACATATAATGTTGAATATTGTGACCCAAATAATCAATTGAATAATTTATCGGTTAGTTATGTATTAAGTACAGGTTCTACGATATCAAATTATCTTTATCCTTCGGACGTTGAATATTTTCAAGTGATTACTGGTTTAACTGTTGCTCAAGCATCAACAATGTGGGATACAACTACGAGCGGATTATTACCAAATGTTATGAATTCAAGTAGTGCTATCATTTACAGTGAAAAAACAACAGGAGGAACTATAACCACTTATACAACACCTGAATATAAAATATCTGATTTATTTGAATCATTTTCAGAAAAATACATTTTAATCCTACAAAGAGGGGTTGACCCATATTCCCCAATTTATACTAACAAATACGGATTAGGTAAATTATTTGGTTTATCAAATGAGGATTCGTTGACTATAACCGCAAATACAAGATTAAATATTCCGATACAAAAACTGCCGAACAGTACAATTTCAGTGCAAAGCTTCAGTTCACAAAATAATATTTTTTATCCTTCACATTTTTTCAAAGGAGGGATTGATGGTTCAAGTGTTCCTGGACAATCATGGTCAGCGTTCACTACAAGTATTGTTGGATATTATGGTAGTTATGATGCGATTAATGCACCACAATTTACTGATGTATCAAATGTAAATGGTGTAGATTGTTTAGTTACATCAACAGGTAATGGTTCATGGACAAGTGGGACAAATGAACCTGCGAAATATGAAACTTCTGAAGATTTATCAGGAGGTGCATATTATTATGTTGTGGGAACAAATAATTTTGAAACAACAAGAATAACCTATAACACTAACGTTTTACTACCAAGTCTAACAGCAAATCCAATGAGTATTAGTACTAATACAAATAATGTAATGAGAACAGATAGACTTCCATCTTCTGACGTTTTAGATGGATTTAGTTGGACATATAATCCTTCATTATTACAACAAAATTTGGGATTTGCAATTTACACTATAACAGACGATGGTTTAAGTATACAAGCAACAAATTATTCTGCAGGAGCAACAATCTCAACCCAAGACATTGAAGACCAGTACGCTTCTAAAAATGTTTTTGATACATTAAGCACATGTAAAGAAATTGTTAGTTTGGGTTGTTATGAGGGTATTGGTGATGAATTTAGAGTCAATACAAATTGTGCTAATAGAGATGCGGTTATTAACGGGTGTTATCAATTTTTAAGAAGACCTTTATTAGATATCCCAAAAGACATAGATAATTTTAATGAATGGGCGTTTAGGTGGAGATTTTTCTACGCATTATGTCAAGGAGTGTTATCACAATCTTTTGTTAATAACTGGATTAATGGAGGGTTATATATGTATCCAATACAGGTTGACACATATTTTGACAAACAAAATAAACCAGAAGCTCCTTTGTTTTGTAAGGACTTAATTTATTTTGATAAAAACACAAACAATTTTTATTACAGAAGTAGTCCGTATAATCAATTTACAAATAAGTTTGTTGGAAAATTAGCCAATCAACCAGGCGCTATTAATAAACTAAATTTATTATCCCCAACAACAATTATGAATTTGGGATTCAAAGATAGTTTTTATAATGAAGTTATATTGGGACAAGGAGATACTGCGGCATATGTGATGCAAGAACTTAACTCAACGTCATATGCAGACCCATCAGACTTGATAAATTTATTTGTGATTTCAAGAATAACTGATGAAAATTTTTGGCAACAATTGATAGGTGGTACAGTTAATAGCACTGACAATGGAATTAATCAATTGTTCAGTAGACCTCAATTGAGAATAGATGCCGATTTGGCTCAACTAATTTCAATTAATTCTGAATTTGGGGTCATTAAGTTTTCACCACAATATTATCAATTTATTAGTGGACAAACAGGTCCAGTAGAGGTTTACGGGACTTCAGCAAAACCTGTCATTGAAGTTTGGTTTTCATCTACAACACAGGATTTACAATCTAAAGATTTTTTAACACCTGGAAGAATTGATTTCAGACCTGAAAATAATGATGGATATTACCCATATCCGTATGGTATTAAATCACAAGTAGTTCCATTTTATCAATGGAGGTTGACAACGCAAACACCAATTTTTGGTTCAGAACTTAATAACTGGGCAACAGATTACGTTGATATTGTCCAAGATAAGCAATATCAATCTTTAGATAGATTAACCAATTATTTTCAAAGTCTTTCAGCACCTGTTTCTCAATCAAATAATAGTAACGATACTTACAAGAGAGGTTATATTTTTAGTGTAAACTCTAATGGAGATTATTCTGAGACAGGGGCAGCATCTTCACG